GCCATCTTTAGTAACGATAACCTTGTTGCCTTGTGTCTGAACTGTGGTGTTCGCTTCAATTACTCGTCCTAGTTGATCCATTACGTCGCCAACCATTCCACTAACATCACTCGATCCAAGCTCGGTGGCACCTTCATGGAACATAGCAACGTCCATAATTGCGGTAGCGACGGCTTCTGCGCCGTACTCGCTAAACACATGAGGTGAGTTAATTTCCATTCTGTAGTTAATTGCGTTGGCAATTTCTTCCGCGGATGCGCCACGTTCGTCTTCATCCGGCGTGCTAGTAGCCCATTGTGGTCTACCAATGCTCTCCTTAGTAAGGTTGTTAAATGACTCCATGATTCGGTAAATCTCTAAATCACTCATTTGTATAAATCTCCAATTGATTTGCGCTTGACAGTTGTTAGTGGGCTCTTAGAACCATCCGCTGTGTCGGTGTTGTAATTCACTGGCTTCGGTTTGCCGCCAGCAATTTCAAATTCGGTATTTCCTGCTGATGCAAACTCACTTGCTGCTTTCTTGTAGCTATCAGCATAAGCATCGCTCGCTGCTTTCTGCTCTTTAGTCGGCTCCGGATATAACGGCGTGTCAAGACGTGTGCCATCTTCGAGCCCTTCTGCTTCCTGGTTCATGCCGTCATTGAACTCCTTACTAACAACAACAATCTTAGACGGATCAACTCCACTCTGTTTCGCAAGCTCGACAATTTGCTGGGAGTTTGCCGGATAGTTTAAAGTAACGTCAAAGATGTTAATTTCTGCATTGTGCAAACCCGGAAATCCATATGGATCACTTTGGATCGGGGTCTTGGTTGGTTTGGAACAATCAGCCACATCGAACTTATCCAACGCTGCCTTAATCTTATCGTATACACTGGTATCTAACTCACCGGCGATTTTGACCCGGTACACATACTGTCTTACCGATTCAGTTAAGTATTCATTTAATGTTTTCATAGGTTAGTGTGCTCTGTAATTTAATTATATTTATCGAATTAAGAAATTTTGTTCTGAACCGCGGACTGTTCAAGAATCTGTGCTAGTAATTCGTTGCGGTCAAGCATCTGACCGACGCCTTCTTCGCCTTGGCCCTTGTCTTGATCGAGCTTCGCTTTCTTAAGCTGTAGCTCAATCATCTTTATCTTCTTATTAATCTTTGCGGTCTTGGCGGTTATGGCATGGCCAAGGAACTGACTCGCAGAACTAAGTATCTCAGTAGCTACCCTTGCCTCGACGTTCATGCCAAGGTCAAATAAGTCCTTGTAACTGTTAACAGCCATTTCTGCAAGTGCATCCATCTCAACATCTGACGCATCAAGACCCCTGACAGCCGGCAATGCCGCATCGATCTTATTAAGATTGCTCATTGCCTCCTGGGTGATTTCCAAAACAGGAGTTGGCTCAACGACTTCGTCGTCTGCGGCTGTAGGGAGGTCAAAAAGTTCTTCTAATTTTCTCATCTGATAATCTCTTTGTTTATCGCCAGTGGTTCGATCTTAACTGCCTTTGTGAATCGTTTGCTAATCTGCATTAATATATTTATGCAGTGGCTAACTGCCAGGGTTTGTTTACTTCTTCCCAGATTTTGCGAACATTTGATGTTCGGTAATTATTCTGAATACAATGCCTTGCTTCTTGCACCAGATTCTGGCCATTGCCCATTTAGCCATATTAACTGCTACTGTTGCTCGTTGGTTTTGATTCATACCTTCTTTAAGAATTGATTGGTCATGTGGCTTGATCTCTATCAACTCCGTCACTATTTGATTTGTTTTTGTCCGATAGCGAATCAAAAAATCAGGTACATAAGTTGTCTGTTTTCCTGTAATTGGATGTCTGTACGGTATGCGCAATGGCTCCGACGACCATTCAATGATATGGTCGTTTGTGTCAAGGAAGATACAAAATTGATTTTCCCACGAGCTTCGAAAGATGATACTGCCGGTACCGATATACTTCGAAGGGTTGCGAGGCGTGTACACCCCTTGAGAGAACTTATTGCTGCCACGCCTCGCCATGCTATATCACCACATTCCTGCCAGCGTAGTAGTTTGGCTTAACAACCGATTGCACGCCGAGCAATGTAGTCTGAGACCTGATGCTGTTTAAATATAATGCCATTGTCATTGTTAGCGTCATTAAATCCTGTCCATCAAATGTTTGCATTATACTTAATACAGAAGTGTCAGTAATTCGTGAAATTTCATAAACTGATTGTGTAAAACTCTCCGCTGCGAATCTATCCTTCATTACACTTTCAAAGAAACTTACAACATAGTCATACTCGGCTCCAGCTGGTATAGCTTGAGGTGTGGATGCTTTGTTTTGTATGGATGTGTTAACGTCCATTGACACGATATCATTTAATGTATTATTCATTTAGTCGATTACTCTGATTTCGGTGTTGCTGGATTTGACTTACCTGTGGTGTCGCCGCCTATTGTTGGAAATGTTATATTCCGCACTACATTGCCCAAGCCGGTTATTGCTGCATCTGTCACTACGTCTTTCACGTCGGATGTAATCACCTTAGTAAGATTTTCAATACTACCAAACGTCTTGGCACTTGCACCTACTGTGCGGATCGCACCTAACCAGTTACCAGATGCTAAATCTTTCTCAACACTTGCGATTGAATCTGTGATACCGCCTTGACCAAAAACAGAAGTTGTCGATCCTGGTTTCAGACCGCCCGGTACCTTATCGTAACGACCAGTAACTGCAAAGCCTTTAACGTTCAAATCAGACTGCCTGCTCGATGAATCAGATTTTGCAATCTTGCCCGACGTGTATTTTACTGCCTCGTACTGTAGCTGCACATCGTGTTCCATTACGCCGTTGCCAACGGAGTAGTCATACGTATCGTGTCTCCACGACGTGATCACCGGGTTGATTAATGTGTACGCTTGATACGTGCCGCGGCTCATCCCGTATATAACAATGTCCTTAAAGAACGGTAACTTCTCTTCGCCATCCGGGCTGATAACTGTCTTACCCCATCCAAACTGCTGATTGTTGATAGTTGGTTTATATACGTCACGTTCATTGTAGTTCGCTTTGCCATCGACCGTTTGGTTACCGTTTGCAGGTGAATAATCATACATTGCATCTGCAAAATAATACTTATAATAATCTGCCCACAGGCTGCGGATAACATCGCTACTGTCATCGTGAAATTTAACAGTGACTGGTTCGTACTTAATCTTATTATGTACTAGTCGTTTTCTATTATATTGCACATATTCCTGAGTATCAATCGAGAATGATGGAAGCTGCACTGATTTCACCAAAGCACCAATTAGCCCATTATCACTTGGCCCAAACTTGTCAGGATATTGGAGTGTAAAGAAAACATGGAATAAAAACTTATGCTTCGGAGCTAATGCTAACCCATTTGGTCGCATTAGCTCAGCTGCATGAGCATAGTCCTTGATATAGTCGGTGCCAAAGAAACTCTCGACGGCCTGGCCTGTAATCTGAGCAAATGTGTTAGATAGGTCAGAAATGCCACCGGTAATGGCACCCTTGGCCAGACTATTAATCTCATTACCGATAAGGCTATTAAAAAGACCCATGGTTTATCCTGTTACAGAATTGCCGAGCGTCCTTCCGATATCTGTGCCAACACCAGCACTAAGTGGGGTCTGTACAGCGTTATCAAAACGAATGGTTAATCCAATTTGCATTACAGCTGAATCGGCATAAGCAGAATCACCGTAGTTTGCACCCTGTAGGTAGCAACCATATAGCTCCCAGGTCTCAAGAACTTGCGGCTCGTGCGCGCCGTTGCCGCCATCGAGTACTTCGTAACGAGTAGTAAACTTATAATCAATGCCAGATGCTGCGGAAGCCTGTTCCATAAAATCGAACTGTTTCTGCAACTGCTCACCGACTAGCTTACTTACAGCGCCGGATGCATCGTCACGCAGATTGCAAGTGACATCCGCCCAAGATGGCTTCCCGGCTAACTTCATGATTGAGTTATAAACGTGAACATCAATATTCTCAAAGGTTGGGTTTGGGCGCTGAAAGTCAATGACCTGCTTTGTTAGCTCGGTGCGCGGAGTTGATACACCGAAGTTTTCAAATACCACACGAAAGCGATATTTTAGTTTCGGCATTAGCATGCCTTGGTTAGATGCGCTCTGACCACTCGCCAATGGAGTGGTCATTTTTGTTAAAGATGATACTGACATAAGAGGTGTCTCCTGTTAAATGTTACTATTATTTATCCTTTTCTGCTCGACATAAAATCTGGACTTGCGTTATTCGATTTTCATATTATGATAGTTACCTGCCAATTCTTGTCAAAATAAAAGGGCCGAAGCCCTTTTAACCTATGCGTGTATCTGTTACAATGTGCCTGTAGAACGAATACGAACCGGGATCAGGATAAATTCTGCCGATTTTACAGGTTCGATACCAACATCCAGTATTAGCTCATTTCGGTCAATGCGTGATGCGGTGTTGTTGCTTTCGTCACATATTACAACATAAGCATAAACACCACGCTTCGCAACGATGTCGTTAAGCATACGTTCAACTCGACCTTTGATCTCATCACGCGTGATCTTATCATTTGGCTCGAATACAAACTGCTTGCCAATTTGATCTAACTGAATACGGATGTATGAAACCAAACGTGATACGTTCACACGGTCCATTGCAGTGCCTGGCGCTGTAGTAAGGTTACCGAAGTTAACGATACCTGCGCCGGGCATAACAGCAATAGGATTAACGCTATTGGAGTAAAGCACATCACGCACACCTTGACGTGTTGCTATCTGCACAAACTCGCCAGTCGCAGCGTTAATATATCCAATTGCGTCGGCATTGTCAACTCCGCCGCGGCGTGTACCGGCCGGAGCAATCCATGGATAAGATTGTTCGTCGCTGTGTAAGATAGTACGCAAGATCATATGGCTTGCTGGGACAACAATTGGTG